GGTTTACTTTCTCTGGCTGAAAATGCTATGGTGATATTGCAACCGGCAAGGGACACACGTCGTTACCGGCGGCAAAGCCCCGTCACCTTGTGGCACGGGTGGCGGGGCGAAGTTTAAATCTTATCCGTGAAAGTCTCCAAACCATCCACATGCTCTTGCAGATTTGCTTTTGGGATTTGCTTCATGGGGTCTAAAATAAAATCAATACCGTTTCTGCGCGCAATCTTTGCGACCGGCAGGAAGTCGCTGTCTCCGGCAATGAGAACAATCTGACTAGCGTACTTCCCCATCGCGATTGACGTTGCGTCAAGGCCGATGCGCATATCGACACCCTTTTGCTTTACGTCCAAACGAAAATCCCGCTCCGTTAGATCTGAGACAGTTTTCTTTCCGCTTAGCAGATCACTCAGAGCATGCGCTTTCAAAATGTACTCCGCCTGATTTTCGGCAAGTTCTCCGCGGCGAATTGCCACTTTCCTTTTCGATGCCAGGCAGTCAAAAAAATCTTTCGTCCACTGCGTCCCAGTTCCGACGGAAAAGTCTGTCACCGTTCCGGTCAAGGGGTGCACAAGCTGCCTTGTCATCCCTGGGCAGTCGTAATAGAAAATTCTGTACAAGTCTCTTGGCTCGTCTGGTTCTGTTATGTGCAGCATACAGTAGCGAAACAATTCATCTGCACGATCTTGCGCACTTTTCTTTCCCCAGAGCGCAACGGCACGTTTCCTGTAGTATCCACCGTCTACCAGAATAGCAGTCTTTCGTATTTCTTTTTTATTCAAGACTATCCCTCCCAAAAATAAAACCCCTGGGTTTGGGGTCTCCCGAAAGGTGGAAGCCCTCGCCCAGAGGTTTGATAAACAGCGCAACGAGGTAACCTCGACGCACCGTTATTATACGCACCGTTGGACGATTTGTCAACCACTTTTAAAAATTTTTTGAATCAGAATTCAATCGTCATCTCTATTCAAGATAATAACACGTTCGACATATAATTTCAACGAAAAGAAAAATTTTTGTGCATTTTTCTAATTAGTCCGGTTTATTGGACACATGGCGTGCTATTATGCGCTATGTAAGCAAACAAACGTTTATAAACGCATAATGGAGGAATCAGCCATGAAGCAGAAAATGTTGCAGAATACCGCTGAATGTGGTACAATCAGAAGTGAAAAAGAAGCCGTCCCCGCAGAAGACCTCGACTTAGCTTACATACTGAGCATGTCCGTGGAAGAAAAGCGGGAGCTGCTGGAAATCTGGAAAAGGAAGGTGGAATCAGAGTGAATGCTTGTTGGGACACCCGAGGATGGTATAAACAGGATGATCTTTGTAAAGCGGTTAACCTGTGCCTGAAAGCAATCGAAGAATCCGGGATTTCGGCTGAACGAGCCGCACTAATCCCAGATTGTCTCGCGCAGGCCATCGACTGCGGGAATGATATGATCCTGAGCGGTACAAGGTTTAGGTCGTATCAGATTTCCGCGCAATCAACAGGGGATGGAGGGTTCAGGGTTTCCCCATCTTCGCTACCGCAGACTCAATCGCGGCGGTCGTGACTCCTTGGGCGATTGTTTCAATAATCGAAAGGGAGATGGAACCGATTCCTTTTATGATCCTCAAAGTTGTTCCCCATAACTTGCTTTCCGTGATCGTGCCAATAAATTCATGACCCTTTGGCGTTACATAATAAATGTGGAGCATTTGGAGACGATTATCCTCGCCATCTGGGAAGAATTCAAAATCCGTTACGAGGTAGCCGCTCTCGGAAAGCTGGACAGTGTGGTACATCAATTCCGCAATCGGATATTTTGGAAATGACTCTAATTTGTGAAGTTCGTAAATATCCAATGTGTGGAATGCAGCTTTTTTCCTGGAATCATCTGCAATGACGTAGCAATTTTTCTCGCAAAAGAGCATAATGTCACGGATGCAATCGGGATTTAATTTCATTTCTTATTCCTCCGGCTCTTGATAAGGCGCGCCATTTCAAGCAGCGCCCGGTGCTCGTCTTCGTCGCCGGTGTTCCATATCTCAAGTAATTCGCCATCTATTTCGGCCTCGGTCTTTTGACCGGGGTCTTTTTTTGTTTCCTCGCCCTTGAGATACTCAACGGTGACGCCGAAATAATCGGCGATTTTTTGTAAGGTTGCTTGCCTCGGAACCGAATTATTAGCCCATCTTGTGACGGAAGACCGCTTAAAACCTAGCTCCTCGGCGACCGCAGACGGGGACTTATTAATTTTGTTGCATAAATCAACATAGCGAAAATAGAACAAAAATAATCCCTCCAAATTGTGCAATAGTCCGAAAGTTAACAAACGCAACATTTGCGCTTGACAATGCGAGGTACAAGTGTTACAATAGCAGCAAAGTTAACAAACGCAACAAAACCTCAGGCCCAAGACGAAAAGTCCTGCGTCAAAGCTATTCTGTTCCTCGCAAGTACATAGTAGCACACTTTGTTAACTTTTGCAACCACAAAATGACTGCGGTGGGAAAGAAAAAACGCCTGCGGACAATCGCAGACGCTTTTCCTCCAGATTTTTTACCGAAACACGGCGGCAACCCGGCACGCGCCGAAATTGCTTTATCGGCGGCTCCCGGGCAGTTGCGTCAGACCGGGAGAAATGCCGAATCCGTAAATTGTCTTACGGTTCTTAGCCGTGCCAATCACTTACAGCATATCTGGTTGCTGTGCTCCATGCGCATCATGCAGTTGCCTTAGTTCGGAACGCCAGAGCAAAAAGATTGCTTCGCCAATGGCTCCGCATCAAATCACCCCTTTCTGTTGTTACACAGGGAACGCATGAAATTGTAGCACGGTTTCCCACCGCAGTCAACATTTTTAACTAAAAGGAGGAATACAATGCCCGAAAAATGGACGGGGCGGCTCATCGGGCGGATGCACAATGAGCGGATCACCTATGAGCAGCTGGCAAACGAAATGGGCGTGAACAAAGCGTACATTTCCATGATTCTGAATGGGAAGCGGAAGCCGCCCAATATCCAGAAGCGGATGGAGACCGCTTTGGAAGCAATCATCAAGCGGGAGCGAGAGAAGCAATCTCAGAAGAAGGGAGAAATAACATGAGTACCTCCACGATTCTTTCAATAATTGGAATGGCGTTTGCCTGCTATTCGTTGGGGTACAGCGTTCGGGGGCTAGTAGATTGCATTGCTCCCAAGGTAAAGCCCGCAGATAAAGAAAGCGAGGGGAAAGAAAACAAGAAGTAACAGGAGGGAGGGCACAATGAACGAATTACAGATTTTCAACCACCCTGACTTTGGAGAAGTCAGAACCGTAACCATCAACGACGAACCGTGGCTTGTGGGAAAGGACGTTGCTCAGGCGCTGGGGTATCAGAATCCGCAGAAGGCGCTCCGTGACCACGTTGATGACGACGAAAAGACGGTGAACGAATCGTTCACCGTGAACGGAACCCCGGCAATCCTTATCAACGAATCCGGCCTGTATTCCCTGATCCTGTCCAGCAAGCTCCCCGGCGCGAAAGAATTCAAGCGCTGGGTCACATCGGAAGTTCTGCCCAGCATCCGCAAGCACGGCGCGTACATGACCCCGGAGACGCTGGAAGCGGCGATTCTCAGCCCGGACTACCTGCTTAAGGTTGTTACCGCGCTTAAGGACGAAACGGACAAGCGCAAGGCGCTGGAAGCCGTAAATTCCCGGCTGACCGTCGAAAACCAGATCATGCATCCCAAAGCGGACTATTTCGACGAATTGGTCGACCGCAACCTGCTTACCAATTTCCGGGAGACTGCCAAAGAGTTGGGCGTACCGCCGAAGAAGTTTGTTCAGTTCCTGATTGATAAGAAATACCTGTACCGGGACAAGAAGGGCAAGCTGCTACCATTCGAGGGCAAAAACGGCGGTCTGTTTGAAGTCAAGGAGACGTTCAACGAGAAGACCCAGTGGAGCGGCACGCAGACGATGGTCACCCCCAAGGGCAGAGAGACCTTCCGGCTCTTGATGGTATGACAGGAGGTGACATAAAATGCCAAGAATCCGGCAATATGCCGAGCGCTACGCGGCAGAGGATTTCTGGCGGGAAATCGACCGCTGCTGTCCCCTGGCGGGGATTCAGAGCGATAATGCGTCGGCACTTGGAAAAAGAATCGGCGAGGGGTACCAAAATCTGCTGAACTACCAAAAGGGAAAAACCGAAATGCGGGTAAGCGTCCTGCGGAAGCTGGTGACCACCCTCCACCCCAACCCGGCGGTGATCCTGAAAACCCTGGGGTATTCGGAGAAGGAGATACGGGCGTTTGCGAGGGAGTTGCAGTGATTTGAAATCTACGGCAGAATGCCGAAATTGAAAGGAGTTATTTATGGCGAAATACAAAGTTGGGGATAAGGTGCGGATTGTGAGCAAGAGGCCGCAGAGGTACTGGAACCCTGAGATGGACAAGTATCTGGGAAAGACCATGACGGTCACGGCCTCCGGCCGCAACAGCAGGGGGGAGACTTACTATCGCGTGTTTGAAGATAGAGCCTCCGAGGGTATTTGGTGGTATTGGTACGAAGACATGATTTCCGGCCTTGTGGAGCCTGCGCGGGAACCCTACACCGTGGAACTCCGTTTTGACGGGATGATTACCACGGCCACGCTGAAACGTGGCGGGCGGGACGTGAAGACCGCAGAAGCCCGGTGCAATCCGAAGGATACCTACAGCAGAGCGGAGGGCGCAAGGGTCGCCGTTGAGCGGCTTTTTGAGAAGAAGCGCAAGGAGGACAAGCCAAAGGAGAGCAAGCCAAAGGTGAGCAAGCTGAAGGTGGGAGATAAGTTCGTGATTACCGGAAACCGCCCTATCGGAAAATGCCACCACTATTTCGAAATCGGCGAAATCGTAACGCTGGTTAATCCGAAAATATCCAGCAAGGGGGAGGGCAGGTTCAAAAATAGAGAGGGGCTGGGACAGAATGTTCGTATGGAGTGTGTCCGTCCCTACAAGGAGAACTCCAAATGATGCCGAATGAGGTTGCCCAGCTTCGCACTATGGCGGAGATGAACCGCCGCTTGCGCCGGGAAAATGAGCATCTGCGGGAATCTCTTTTGATGGAATCGAAGGAAAGCAAGGCGTTTGATGATGAGAACGTGGAACTTTTCGACGTAGTCCACCGAAATCATCAGGTCAGGGGGTGATGATATGGCAAGCAGGAATAAACCCGTGGATGCCCGGTGGGAGCCGGTGCCGGAGAACCGGAAGCCGTTCAATATCAGGGAATGCGTTTTCCGTGTTCTCCCCTATGCGGGGCTGAATCTGGTGCTTTTCTGGTGGCAGCAGGCCGATTTGCTGGCAGACAGGGCGGCAGTTCCCGCAATGTGGGTGTGCGCTATCCTGATGGGTGCCGGTATCGGACGGTGCATCAGAGGGCGATAAAAAGCCGCCCCCGATGTTACAGCACCGGGGACGGCAAGCGATATAAAAAATCTCTACCGTTTACATTATATCAAATAGAGGAAGGGAAGTCAACATGATTAAGTACAAGATAGATTCCAAAAGCAACTCCATATTTTCGCGTTCTATCCGTATAGATGGAAGCGTGGCAGACCTTATTACGGAATCCACATTCCTTATCAATTGTGTTTATTTAGCCCTGCGGAAGAAAAACGCGCTGGCCGCAGAAATGTACAAGGACATGGTTATTCGCTCTGTATCCGACGGGGACAGCCCAGTTTGGAAGCACGTTATAAGCAAGGAGTGGGACGATGCACATTCCTGAATGCTACGAACCGTGGCGGCAGGCCGAACAGCTGGCGGCGGAGGCCGACCGGCGGGAAGCGGTACTCCCGAAGTGTGCCAGGTGCGGATATCCCATCACAGACAGCAAACTGGTATATATCCCAGCGCATGATGAGTTCTACTGCCTGGATTGCATCGATTCCATGACGGAGTTCAACGAGGAAGCGGAGGTGGAGGAATAATGGAGGACGGAATCATCATCAGCGAATCGGAAAGATTCGAGGATATCTACAATCGAGTCAATGTTCCGGCTGTCATTTTCCCGAATTATAAGAGGCGCGTTGCCTACATTAACGCTCTTGCTACAAAGTTTTGGAACGGCGAAAACACTGTTGGGATAAAAGCAAGCAAGAACTACGTCGTTTTTATTCCGCAAAAAATTGGTAGAACATTAAAAATCAACAAAGTTGGCGGGGGCTTTTATATCAGCACAGGTAGCTTAGGCGGAATTGTTCCCCCCGGGGCAAAATACCGGGCATATCCGTACAAAGGCGGTATCGCTATAAAACGGTTTGAGCCGTTGCAGGAGGATGAAGAATGATACGGAAAATTCCAACCGCGACCATGAGCAAAGAGGAATGGACAGCGCTGCGCTCTACCACCATTGGTGGTTCGGATGCCGCCGCCATTCTTGGGCTGAACCCCTACAAGTCACCGTATGCCCTGTGGGCGGAGAAAACCGGGAAGGTCATCCCGGAGGATATTTCCCAGAAAGAGGCGGTACGCCTCGGCACGGACTTGGAGGAATACGTAGCAAAGCGGTTCACCGAAGCTACCGGGAAAAAGGTGCGCCGGGAGAACTACACCGTATTCCGCGACGATATGCCCTACGCCCACGCCAACTACGACCGGCTGGTCATCGGTGAACGGGCAGGATTAGAGATCAAGACCACGAATGCGCTCCACTTGAGCAAATTCAAGAACGGCGAGTTCCCGGCTACTTACTACGCGCAATGCTGCCATTACCTTCTTGTGTCAGGCCTTGACCGCTGGTATCTGGCGGTGCTGGTTCTGGGCATTGACTTCAAAGTGTTCGTCATCGAGCGGGACGAGGCAGAGCTGGAAGCCCTGAAAGAGGCGGAAGAAAGCTTCTGGGAGAACGTACAGAGCGAAACGCCCCCGGCCATTGACGGCATGGATTCCACCATTGACGCCCTGAACGCAGAGTTCCCGGCCAGCGATCCGGGCACCGAAATGGATTTGACCGGCTGCGCCGTTGACCTGGCGATCATGGACGAATGTAGCCAGCAGATCAAGGCGCTGGAAGAAAAGAAAGCAACCGCTCAGGCGCGTATCATGGAGGCCATGGGAACCGCCGAGCGGGGCGGATACGGGAGTTACAGCGTCACATGGAAGACGCAGAAACGCTCCACGTTCGATAGAAAGAAGTGGGAGAAAGACCATGGAGAAATCCCACAGAACTATTTCAAATCTTCGGAAAGCAGAACTTTCCGGTTCAAAAAGGAGAATATTTAATGGCAAACATAATTCAGAATCAGGTACAGAAGCAAACACCCGCTGCGGCTGCTCAGCAGTCCATCGGCGCAATGCTCAACACATTCCTCGACCGGGACGGTATGCGGAAACGCTTTGACGAGCTGCTTGGCAAGCGCGCCCCCCAGTTTGTTTCTTCCATCGTCTCGATGGTGAATGCGGATAAGGATATGCAGCAGGCATTTATGGGAAGTCCCATGACCGTTATCCAGTCCGCATTGAAGGCTGCAACGTTTGACCTGCCCATCGACCAGAACTTGGGATATGCCTATATCGTCCCATTCAAGAACTACAAGAAGGACACCGGAACAAAAAAGATGGAGGCGACCTTCATTCTTGGCTGGAAGGGTATGCACCAGTTGGCGCTTCGCACCGGCGCATACAAGACCATCAACGTGGTGGATATCCGCAAGGGTGAGCTGAAAAGCTACAATCGCCTGACAGAAGAAGTTGTGGTTGACTTCGTCGAGGATGAAGCAGAGCGGGAGAAATTGCCGGTTATCGGCTATGTCGGCTACTATCGGCTCGTGAACGGCGCGGAGAAGACCATTTACATGAGCAAGGCGGCCATTGAAGCCCACGAGCGGAAGTTCCGAAAGGGCGAGTATCAGGGAAAGGGCTGGCGTGATGATTGGGACGCCATGGCGCGGAAAACCGTATACCGCCAGCTCATTGGTAAGTGGGGCGTTATGTCCATCGATTATCAGACCCGCGACGAAGGGAAGCAGCTGGCCGATGTTATGGCGGATGATGCCAAAGCGGAAGACGGGCTGATCGGCATTATTGATACCGACATTGTGACCGATCAGGCCACCGGCGAGGTGATTTCTCAGGAGGCAGACAATGCTTAATCAGGTTGCAATCCAAGGCCGCCTCGTCCGTGACCCGGAGCTGCGGAGAACCGATTCCGGGAAGGCCGTGACAAGTTTCTCTGTTGCCTGTGACCGGGATTTTAAGAACTCCCAGACTGGTGAGAAGGAAGTGGATTTTCTGGACTGCGTTGCCTGGGGTTCCACCGCTGAAACCGTGGAAAGGTATTTCCGCAAGGGTCAGATGGCTATGGTAACAGGTAGACTGCAAATCCGGCAGTATACAGACAAGAACGGTCAGAAGCGCCGTTATGCGGAGATTCTTGTGAGCAGTGTCTATTTCTGCGGTAGCAAGGAAAGCGGCGCTCAGTCCAGCTCTGGGGCTGACAGCGGATACAGCACACCGGCGTATCAGGCTGCCGCCCCTGCGGCGAACTTCGCAGTGTTGGAGGGCGAGGACGAACAATTACCGTTCTAGTCCGAAAAAATCAATCTTTCCTCGAAAAGATTGACAGTATAGTTTGCATTTTCCCTTGGCGGTGGGAGGTGAAACCGCCAACTCCAAAAGGAGGAGAATCGTGGCAAAAGAAGTTTTCAGAATCGCCTACCCGAAGACCGGCGCGGAAAAGAAGAAGTGGGCGAAGGAGTACGGCATGAATGCGTACTACGCCGGGAAGCACTGGGCATTGCGGAAGAAAGACGCTGAGTTATGGCACTGGCTTACATTGGCAGCCATGAACGCCCCACCCTTTAAGCTGCCCGTAGCCGTGACGTTCTACTGGAATGATCGGCTGGATATCGACAACCATGCAATCATGGGAAAGATGATCGTGGATGCCATGAAAGGCCGTGTCATCGAGGACGATAACCGGCGCTGGCTGAAAAGCGTTTCCCACAATTTCCACGACGAGGATTACATACAGGTTGAAATACGGGAGGTAAGGCCGTGACACAGTGTGAGCGTATCCTGCGGCATTTGCAGGACTATGGAAGTATCACCCAGGCCGAGGCTGTTACCGAGTACGGCTGTTACAGGCTCGGCGCAAGAATCTGGGATTTGAAAGCTCAGGGCGTACCCATCAAGAGCGAAATCGTCACCGGAAAAAACCGGTACGGGGAGCGGACGTGCTTCGCGCGGTATTCGCTGGAACACACAACCGGAGTGAGGTAGCACATGGCAATCAAAAGCGGACTTGATTTCTTTCCGCTTGATGTTTGCTTGGACAAGAAATTTGAACTGATAGAAGCAGAATATGGCTTGACAGGATTTGGTGTAATCGTTCACTTGCTGCAAGAGATATACGGCAAGGAGGGTTATTACATTGAATGGACAGAGGAGGTTGCGCTTTTGTTCGCCCGAAGATGCGGGCTGGGTGGGAGCGTCGTTTCCGAAATAATAGAGGCTTCTATCAGACGAGGGATGTTCGACAAAGAGATATATGACAAGTATCGCGTTCTGACTTCACGGGGAATTCAGAAGCGGTACTTCGAGGCAGTCAGCCGCCGTAAAAGTCTTGAAGTCGATTACAACATCCTTCTGGTCGAGTGTGCCCAAATTTGCCCCAATGTAAACATTTCAAGCAGAAATGTCAACATTTTTTCAAAAAATGCTGACATTCAAAAACATAGTAGAGTAGAGGAGAGTAGAGTAGAGAAAAGTAGAGTAAAGGAGAGTATAGGCGCGGAGTCGGAAGCCGCCTCCACGCCGCCGGTGTGCCAGATCATACTGAATGATAAATCCCTTTACCCCGTTTTTCAGGCTGACGTGGACAAATGGGCAGAACTCTATCCCGCCGTTGATATCCTGGCAGAGCTTCGGAAAATGGCCGGGTGGTGTGACGCAAACCCATCCAAGCGGAAAACCAAGGGCGGGGTACAGCGATTTATTAACGGCTGGCTTGCCAAAGAGCAGGACAGGGGCGGCGCTGGGTCAGCACCACCGGTTAGGCGCTATGGGAAGCCTGATATTCCTAAGGGCGCGTCCGGCGAGCTGGGGGACGCTGAGCTGGAAGCCATACGGCAGGTTCTGGCGGCGGGCGCAGATGAAAGAAGGGACGCATTATGAGAGAAAAACCCGGCCAGTACATCGATTCGGAAAGCCCATTTTGCAGGAACTGCACGCGGGACGATTGCCCCACCAACGGGGACGGCTGCAAGGCATGGGAAGAATATTTCGTGGCGAATTGGAACAAAAACATCATGAAATCAATTGGAAACCACAAAAAACAACGCCAATTTTTCCGGTATGAGCACCCGGATTTGGTGAGAGAGGGGATTGTTTTCAGGCATGAGCAATGCGAAAATGTACGGCTGTTTCAAGCCGGTGAAGCGGAATTGCACCCCGCCCCGGTGGGGGAAAGTTCCTCGGGGAAATAAATGCGGGAAGAAAGGAAATGCAAAATGAAAGGTTACAAAGGATTCAACCCCGGCTTGATCTGCAAGGATAAGCAGTATCAGGAAAACACCGTTTTCGAGGAACCGGAGGCGAAAATCTGTGAAAAGGGAATGCACTTTTGCGAAAATCCCTTTGACGTGCTGGGCTATTATGATTTGATTTGCTCTGATGGCACGCCGAACGAGTTCGCGGAAGTTGAAGCACTAGACGAGCCAAAGACGGATGATAAGAAAAAATTCTGCTCCCGAAAACTGAAAATCGGCGTAAAACTGGGACTATCCGGATTTATCAAGGCGTGTGTGGATTTTGTACTGGAAAAGACTCTTGCCGAGATGCCGAGTGAAAACGTTATCTCCGGGGACTACGCCAAGATTGGCAGCTCCGGGGGCTACGCCCAGATTGGCAGCTCCGGGTACTGCGCCCAGATTGGCAGCTCCGGGAACTGCGCCCGGATTGGCAGCTCCGGGTACTGCGCCCAGATTGGCAGCTCCGGGAACTGCGCCCGGATTGGCAGCTCCGGGGACTCCGCCAAGATTGGCAGCTCCGGGGACTCCGCCCAGATTGGCAGCTCCGGGGACTCCGCAAGAATCAACTGTACAGGAGAAGATTCGGTGATTTGCTGCGCCGGACATGGCTCCGTGGTCAAGGCTTCGGTGGGCTGCTGGATTACGCTGGCCGAGTGGAAATTCGACGACGCAAAGCAACGACACGTCCCGGTATGTGTGAAAACGGAGTATGTGGATGGCGAAAAAATCAAAGCGGATACACCGTACATGCTGAAAAACGGCGAGTTTGTGGAGGCTAAGAGTGATGGAGAATAAATCTGACAAGTGTTCCAGCTGCAAGTACCGAATTGCCCCGGATGGACGGGCGGCTTGTGACGGCTGCATTCACGATGAAGGCTTGAAAGATCGGTATGAGCCGATGACCAACGCCGACCGTATCCGGAACATGACGGATGAGGAGCTGGCAGAGAAAATAAGCATAATTTCAAATTGCGTGTACTGCCCCATAAGATGCGGCATTTTGGGCACTCTGGAAGAATGCAAGGCTAAGTGGCTATCTTGGCTCCGCTCCCCGGTGGAGGATGGCGAGAAATGAAAGTTCTGATAGCCTGCGAGGAATCGCAAACCGTTTGCAAGGCGTTCCGGGCGCGGGGGCATGAAGCCTACTCCTGCGATATTCAGGAACCGTCCGGTGGGAAACCTGAATGGCACATTTTGGGTGACGCTCTGGAAGCCATCAAGGGCGGCACAATCGTCACCATGGACGGGCAGGTGCATATCATTCCCCGTTTCGGGTGGGATTTAATTATTGCGCACCCTCCATGCACGTTCATTTCCAACGCCGGGGCTTGCCGCCTGTACCCGAAGAAAGGCGTTCTTAATTTGGAACGTTTTGCAAATGGCCTGAAAGCAAAGCTGTTTTTCATGGTATTCTACCTTTACGGATACTTTGGCGTTGGAAAAATCTGCATCGAAAACCCGGTGCCAAGCAAGGTTTTTGAGATGCCGGAACACACCCAGATTGTGCAGCCGTTTGAATACGGAGACCCGTTCAGCAAGAAAACATTGCTGTGGGAGTTCGGCGTCAACCCGCTAGTTCCGACTAATGTCCTGACGGAGTATAAGCCTCTTGTTTCCTGCGGCACGAGCCGCAATAAAGGGAACCGGGATAAAGCCGGAATAAGCAGAAAAGGCGGCGCAAGCAAGGCCAGGAGCAAATTCTCTCCCGGTATAGCCGCCGCAATGGCGGAACAGTGGGGATAACACAAGCCCGGGGCAACCCGGGCAGGAAGGAGATAACGATGGAAGAAATCGAATTGAAGCCCTGCCCGTTTTGCGGCGGTAAAGTCAGCCTTGTTCTGTGCGATGACGAAGGAAATCTGCATGATGAGGCATATAGAGAACATCCCTATAGTGGGCTTGGCTTTATGCTTCACCACGCTCACGAGGAAAACCCGGAATGCCCGATCGCAAGCTATGAGTGCGATGGCGGGATTTTGGGCGGTGTGTATATTTACGACACGGAAGAACAAGCTGCTGAAGCATGGAACCGGAGGGCTGAACATGAGTGATTACATAAGCCGGGAGGCGGCTGCGAAGCGAGAGAAGATTAAAACCCCGTTTGCGCGAATCGTTGTGAACAACAATCCCGAAAAGAATTATTACAACATCATGTGGTGGCAAGACGGAGAAATGCATGTTGGGCTTGGCTCAGCCAACTTGAACTTTGTGCGGAAATGGCTGTCCGAAGAATTTGAGGTGGCTTCTCCCCCCGCCGACGTGGAGCCGGTGCGGCATGGAGCATGGTACCCGTGCTTTGAGGACTGGCGACAGCAACAAGAGGGTAATAAGTGCTCTGTGTGTGGCTTTGAGTATTACGGAACGGGGATTCGCTCCTTTCATTACTGCCCGAACTGCGGCGCAAAAATGGATTTGATTTGAAAGGAGGCCGAACACAATGACGATTGACCGAGCGATTGAAATCCTCGACCCGGAACACCGGGAGCATTATGACGGTATGGACGAGGTGAACGAAGCCTGCCGGATGGGCATGGAGGCGTTGGAGCGGGCAAGGTGGATTCCGTGCAGTGAGAGACTTCCCCAAAAAGGAAAGTATGTGCTGCTTTGGAGCGAGGATAGCCCCGGCGTATTTACAGGTGTATATTTCTGTGAGAGATTTATTGTTAATGGATTTTGGGGGAAAGTCGAAGATTTGAGCATAACTCACTGGATGCCGCTTCCAGAATTGCCGAAGGAGGAAAACGATGAAACGATTGACGGTTGAACACTGGCAAAATCTTGATCCGTGGGAATGCTGCGGGCAGGATAACTACTGCATGCGCCCTAACAATAAGCCGGG